CCCCCCACCATCCAAACCAAGTGTAATTAATTCTGATTTCTCAATTAGTCGATCAAGTGTGATTGTATCTCTGGCTTGTTGTAGCCAATATTCAGCACCAGCCCAGCGGTTGGCACGTAGGTTTAGGCCAATTGGTACGTTTAAGTGTTTTGCAAGAAAGTCACGCAGCGATTCTTCGCCAGCATCCCTGACCTTCTCAAACTCGTTAATCAGGTAATCAAGATCAACCGATGCACCCAAGTTTGGATTGGTGACATAGAAGTTTTCAGGTTTTAAGTGCTCACCTGACTCAAGCATCCACTCAGGAAACTCGTAAATCAGCGGCAGGAACTGAGGATTGATCTTTACACCATCCCGAATATCACGCGCATAGTCCAGCAACTGCTTAAATACACCACATGGCGTTTCATCTGACATGGTAGACAGGTAGATAACACAACCTTCAGGCCGTGATGCCAGACCACCTTTCGCCTCACGAAACATCGATTCAGCGTTTGAGCGTTTCCCAAACAACCAAACCTCGTCAATTAGGATGATTGAAGCCTTTTTACCCGCAGCAGCGTTACTTTCCGCAGCAATCACTTTTAAGGTCGCATTGGTACCCAAGTGGGTGACTGTTTTGGTGTGCTCAGACACATTGAACATTTCCTGAAGCTCAGGATCAGCTCGAATGAAGTCTCGAATTGGATTAAAACTATTGTCCGCGACCTCTTTTGTGGGCGCCAACAGGATAAGCTCAGCCGACATACGATCATTTAAGATCAAGGCCACCATCATGATTCCAGCTGCAATCGTTGACTTGGTGTTTTTCTTGGAGATCAGCAGGAAGAATTCACGAATTAAGCGCTTCTTCTGCTCTGGATCATAAGCACCAAAGATTGCCCGGACAAACTCAATTACCCAATCGAGTGTGACCTCTCCCATTTTGGGACTACCCATCACATCGACCAAGATTAATTCTTTAAAAATCCGCTCTGCTACATCGGCCACTTCTGGAAAAAGCGGTTCACATGGCATGAGTGACTTTTTAGCGACAATACGTTCCTCCCAGTCTGGAAGAGATGTCGACCATTCTGAGAGCATTGCTGACATAAATTTAACTCGGTCTACTGCCCATCTGGGCGTCCAATGTTCCAAACTTCCCGCCTTGAGTGGCTTTTTTGGCTTCATCGGCTTTGGTTTCTTTTTTGCCTTTTTCAGCGACCTTGCCGTGAAAATATGGAAGGGCTGCTTTTGCTGCATCCATTCGCAATTTCATATCTTCAACCGGATCAGTCCAAATCTCTTCTAAAAATTTGAGCGGGTCAGCACGATTGCCAGCAGCTTCAATGTCTTTTTTGGTGATGATTGGTCGTAGTTCTGGCTTGGAATCAACTTTAACTTCAGTGTTAATCTTAAGCCTTTCAATGTGTGCAATCACATCAGGGTCTTTGGCTAATCTCGATCCGGCTTGTGACGCTGATTCAGGACTGTAACCCGCGAATATAGCGGCTTGCTTGTTATCTGCACCATCATGTTTAGATTGGGCAAATGCCTTCTTTTTTGCTGTTAAAGCCATAAGCCCTCCTTTAACATATTTGCGAAATGGGAAATTTTTTTATAAGTGAGATCGGGGGCGGTCTAGAAAGTGCAAGTTATTTTAACTTTTGCACTCCCCCCGTAGTCCTATGTTTTTGCTCAATTTTTTGCTTAATACTGTCATGGCATAATTTGCATAATGCCTGGTGATTATTCACATTCCAGAACAAAGTCATGTCACCTTCATGTGGTTGGATGTGATCGACCACTGTGGCCTCTACAACTAATCCTTGTTTCATGCAGAAATTGCATAAAGGATTTGATTGCAGAAATCGCAATCGATATTGCTGCCACTTATATCCGTAACCGCGTTGGGTAGATGACTTACCTTCTCGCCATGAGGTACTTAATTGCTGAGTTGGTTTATTGCTCTTGAACGTTTGAAGCTTCGGTTGTAGCTGCTTGAGCTTTGCCATAATCAATCATCCAAATATCCTGAGCGTTTAGGCTCGTCATCTTCTTCAGTCAATTGGATCAGTAGTTCATTGATCTGTGCGTTCTGCTTGTTGTTGATCTGAATCAGTTGATTGTTCTGTTTGATTAGCTCGACCAGTAAGCCGTTGCAAACACAATTGCATGCGCTGCCTTGCTCTTTCTGTTTGTTGTTTAATCCACTCACGTCTTTCCTCACATGATTTGCATGTCATCGTTCTACATCCAATAACCATTGCAGATTCTGCATACGTCGATCTAATTCACGTACGTGAGCAAATGCCTGGTTTTTTAAAAGGAATGGTGCTGTTGAGTCTGACAAAGCTGCATACCATCGTTCACGATTAGTGATGCACTCATCCAGATTCTTTTTAAGTTCATGTTTATTTCTAGCCATACTCATCCCCTAAAAAGAGAAGACCGCACCAAGTCTCTCGACTGATGCGGTCCGCTGTAGTGGCCTAAGTACATCGACCAAACTGGAGAAACTATTTAACTTTGTCGCACTTTCTACATTCGATTGTTATGAACATGTCGTTTTCAGGATATTCCCACTCGTGTGAGCAGAACAGTTGTATTAAAAATTGGAGCATGCGGATCTCCTTGTAATATACAGCTACCACAGAAGTTCTATGCTGTGGCCCATAGCTACTCCCTACTTTGATTGCCACTGAACAGGCACAGTACTAATCAATTTTCGGTTTCATCATCAATTCATGGCGGGGCATCACTCCCAACTCTGATTTCACTTTCCTGCATATCCTATTCATGCTCGATGAACTGCATGGGTTGTACCCTCTTTCGCGGGGTCTAAGCGTAGCTAATCAAAGCTGATTAACCTAATCCATAGCCATCTTTCATGATGATCTCCTGTATTGGATTTATAGGAATTTTAGGCAACAAAAAAGCCCACCTTTCGATGAGCTTTTTTGGAATCCTTGGGTTGGCTGCTTACGCAGTTCGACCACTATAAAGAGAATTTAACACATTATTGCCGGCAGTCAACTAATCTGTATAAAAACTTTTTAGATAGCTATGTTTAGAGGTAATTCGAACCACGCCTAACATTCTGTCCCTGGTTACCGCAAATCGCGACATATCGTATCTTTTCGAGATGGTTTCTTCACTCATCCCATCAACATGGTAGCTCACGGCGACTTGTATCCATTTTTTAGCCTTCGTTGTTTCCGTTGAATAAATATGGTTGAGCAATGCTTCGATTGCCAAAGCCTGGTCATCGGTAATATTGCAACGAGGCAAAGCACGGCGGCGGTGGTCAACCTGAACCCCTTGTGCTAAATCCAGAAGATGACCCATAACCCCTTTTGCATCCAAAGAATCGTAGTGGTTGCCTATCAAAAGCCAAGAGCCGTATTGCTCCAGCCACTGCTCAATATTTCGTTCTTTCCAATCAATTGCCACGGAAAAGTGTGGGCGCTGCACTGCTATGTTCATTCCTAATTTCACCCTGTAATTTGTATATTTTTTCACCGAGTGGAGTTAGTGGAGTTTATATATCATTTTTCAGGAAGTACCTAATATATAGAAGGAGTACTTATGAAAAAACGAGCTTTAAACTCCACTAACTCCACTTTTCCAAATCGCCTACAACAACAAACACGTAAAAAACTGCAAACATGCAAAAAATTACGCGCTTATTCCAAAACTCAACCGTCTATTTTCGTAAAATCTGCGGATTCATCCGTATCTCGCACACGAACACCCACAGTTACCATTCTTCCACCCGTGCTTTTCATTGTTGAAAAACGGCCGGCTAACCGTCGACCCAAAGACCTGGATGACGGGATGTATCGCAATTCGTTACGTGCTTCGGCATACGCTTTCCAACTAATCCAAAGATTCTGAGAGGTCTCTTTGAAGTCTCCGATCTCGCAGCACTCACGGATCCAGTCACCTAAAAGATCCATTTCTTCTTTGTACGATTCCCGGGCCTCCTTGGTCTTTTTGGTTTCATTCAAGCCGAACTCCTGGTACTCAATAGCACCGCGAACAAGCCAGGTTAAAACGCCCTGAAGCTCATCTTTTAATTTCTCGGTACGACCAGTATCCTTTTTGACATTTGGGTCCTTGTCATAATTTCGGGTGAATGGAACCATCATTAAACGGCGCCAGATACCATGGTCGCCACCCTTAATGATCGGCTTATGGTTGGTTGGCATGACCACTGTCCAGGTCGGTGTGAACTCGACAGAGACCTTTGAATATAGGCCACGGGCAATGATCGATTCGCCACCCGTCATGGATTTGACCAGGCCCTCTTTCAATTCCTTATTTTCATCAGGCTCACCGACATAAACAAACCGTGCACCACGTAAACGAAGTAAATCTTCACGTGCACCACCGGCGCTTGATTTGCCATCCCCTAAAAAAGTTTCAGCTGGAGTCATCTTGGCGTAGTCGCCAAGTGCTTTGAAGATTGTGGTTAAAACAGTTGATTTACCATTTGAACCATCACCAAAAGGAATCACGATTAAGTTTTCCTTTGGATTACCTAAAATGGCGTAGCCCATTAAACGACGGAAGAAATCCGCCATATCCTGATCACCAAAGAAAGCATCGAGAACGGTTTTTTCAAACAATGGGCATTTCGCCTTTGGATGGTACTCAACGCCAGTGCTATTGGTGATAAGCAAATCCTGAGACGGTAAAACGAGATCGCCAGTGCGCAGATCGACAGCACCGTTGGCGCATCCCAATAAATACAGATCAGAATCCAGCTCTTTAATCGGCACCAGGACACGAGGATCCGACTGTGCTAATCGAACCATGTTGGATACCATGTATGCTTTCTGGCTTGCTGCGCAGAATTGATAGAACTCCGCACGTTGGGCATCGTCATCAATCTTTTTGGCTTCATCGCCCAATGCCAATACGGTTTGCTTTGCGTATTGCTCAATGACCATATTTACGCAAGGCTCCCAGTAAACAGCATTCCAGCGATACCAGTTGCCTGTTTCAGCAACAAACATGATTTCGTTGCCGTACTTATCCAGCATGCGCGAAGCATTACCGAATTCAGTCATTGGTAATTTTTTGGAATCATCGAAAGCGACCTGAACCTTTTTACCGCCCATTGCGATATTGATTTCGCGCATAGTCAAGCCGATATCTGAAATCTGCTTAAAGCGTTTGCGGATCAGTCCGGATAACTCTGCGCGTAGTGCCAAATCACTACCGGCAATTTTTCCTGCATCTTTGGCCACGACCTGCAAAAGGTCCTGTGTATCTTCACATTGCAGAATCTGATTTTTTACATCGCCAAGGATTTGACGCTTTTCCTTTCGGACTTTTTCCTGTTTAGATTCACGACCCGTTTTAAGTAGCCAGTGTGCTGTAATGATGCTGGATCCAGTTTGGCTAAACGTGGTCCATCGGTACGCAAGATCGTCAGTGCTTGAATAGTTTGAAGCTGACGATGACCATTCATCCCACAAAGCAAGTGCGTCATCACTGGCACCAAACTCATGATGCAAAGACATGCCAACACGTAACCAGGTTTCGAAGTCCTCATTGTCAATGTATTCAAGGTATTTTTTAGCATCCTCTAAAGACCAGCCGATCGGCATAGTCGTGTTCATTAATGGGTCGTCTTCATCCTCAAGTTCGCTTGAAGTCAAAGCACCGACTTTAGATTTGCTGTTTTTGATTCGTACAAGGCCATGCTTCTGTGCCATTTCTTCGAATTTTTCTACAGCTGCAGCAATTTGCTCTTTGGTCACCACCGGCAATGTTTCAGCCGAAAATTCTGTAAGACCACCAAAGAAATCTACCCATTCATATGGCTTACCGGTATCTGGGTGAATGTGGTATGCAACGAACTGTTGTCCTTTACCCAGAATCTCAAGACGCTGTTTCACCATTTCTTTAAATGGCTTCACTGCTTCTTCTGGAGTAGCGAACCAGCCCGAAATAGACTTGGCCCAGTTAGCCTCTTCAGCACGGTACACCATCAACATCTTTGGTGCTTTACCAATACGCTCACAGCTCACGCCTAAATTGTCACGGCACCAGTCTGCGTATTCAGATGCTAAATCCTCATCCAGAACATCAATGTCCACAGCGCAAATAGGAAACTGGCCCTGTCCGGTTAAAACACCGATACCGCAATTTGAGTATTTAAGCAGGTCAGCAGCTGAGATACGGGAATCCTGCCAATCTTTTAAAGCAGGACGTTTTTCACCCGGCTTGATCGGCACAACCATGTAGTTATATGCAAGGAGCTTTTTGCCTTGCTCACGGAAATTATTCATTCGGATTTTTCTCCGTGGCAAAGATAGTCTAAATTTTTAAGCAGCGTTTTAATCATTTCTCGATTGAGTGAGTTCGTCGCTACTTTTAGCGAACCTTCCAACTGGTTTATATAATCTCGTAAGCGCATATAAACCAGATTGGGTTTCCCAAGCTCGAACTCCAAATCTTTAATTCGCTGGGTTTGGTCGTTAAATTTTTGACCTTGAGCAATTATCGTTTTTTGCATCCCGATAATCTCAGACTGCAGTTCATTAACCTGATTGCGCATTTTCAGGGCCAAGCACGCTATTTCCGCGTTGGTTTCGGTGAGCATTTCATTTAATGTTTTTAGCCTTTCAATTTCTGCACATCGGCTTTTCTTGCCCTCTTCAAAGGCTTTAAGGCATGAGTCTTCAAGAATCTTGCATGCCTTTTCTTCGAAATCACTCATATTCGATTTCCTCACCGTGAGGTACGGCTTTTTGTGCAGGGCATTTAGAACAAACGAACGTCCGATGACCATCACCACTTGCCGTTGCTTCTTGCCAACTGTGTTGGCATATTTTCGGAGTCGATTTTTGATCCGACGAAAGAAGGAACATCAAACAGCAAATCGCATGAGCCAAATGCGGTTCGTTCGTTTCGGGATCATTTACTTGTCCATTCCACCAGGCATCTAAATGGCGGTGCGCTGCATCGAAATAGCGGGTACGTGCATTGGGTACAAAACGCCAGTTATTTTCTGAATATTTTTTTGCACCAAATTCCAGAACATTTACGACTGGTGTTAAAACACCGTTGGGAATTAAAGAGAATCGAGGTTTATTGCCATCAAATTTTTGACCGTTTTCATTCATGCGCCAATTCCTTCTTTTTGCCTTTCACCTTGACCGGATTGCATTCCGCAAGAATCCATTCACGATCAAATCTCCCCCCACTTGCTACCGCCAAAGCACCTGCATAATCCGTTTCACCTGTGTAATCAGTCCTTGGCAAGTGCTGCTTCTTGATCCATCGGCCGATAATCGCCGGGGTCACATCACAAGCGGCGCCCGCCAAAACCTGTCCTCCAATTTCTCGAACCACACGAGCTAAAGGCGTTTCATCTTCAAACATCGAAAAGTATCCCTTGATTGTTTATACATTAAATATAATTAATCTTATACCATTGGTATGAATCAAAACAACCCGGCCGTATACAATTTTTTATACTAAAGTGTTATACATAAGGTATAATTTAGGGGACAAAAGACTATTCCCTGATATAAAGGAACAGCGTATGGCAGATATTTCTGGCGAAGATTTTGAAAAAGCTCTGATTGAAGAATTAGGCCAAGATAAAAATAACACCACTAAAATTACTTTTACAAAAACATTGAATGCTAATGACTTCAAAGACTTAAGTGATGATATTAAAGAAGTATCTTCAACTATCACAATCACGATCCACCCTATTGCTCAGCGCATCCAATCTGCTATGGAATATAAGTCCAAAAAAGATGGAATAAAGCTCAGCTGGAACGGCCTGTCACAAGCATTGGAAATGTCTCCAGGAGCACCAACAAACTGGAAGAAAGGGAAAGTCAGCAAGGAAACTTTAGAAAAGATTGCTGAATATACTGGCGTCGAATTTGCATGGCTAGTCACCGGCGAAGGTGAAATGACAAAGCAAGTAAATAATGCACGAGCGGCATTAGGGATTGTCACAAGCACCGGACTCGGTGGAATGGCTGCCGGTATAGTTTCAGGAACAGCTCTTGCCGGGCCTATCGGATTAGCTGCAGGGGCAATTGCTGCGACAGCGTTTGACGTAATAGGTAAAAAACTTAGTAAGACCCGCTTGCAAAATGCTATTGAGCAATTAGAAAATGAAGATCCAGATTTGGTCAGTGAAATAAAGCAAGATGTTGAAAATGCTGTAGAAAAGAAATTGACTGAAAATATTAATAACGTCCAAAGAATCCAAGAAAGTAGTATTAGACTCGTGCCACTTATAAGCCTTGTTCAAGCCGGAAGTTTTAGAGAAGCGATCTTAAACGCTCAAGATGAATACGTTGCTACCTATGCCGGAGATTTAGGGGCATATGCTTTCGCCCTGGAAATCGTGGGGTACAGTATGTTTCCGGAGTTTAAGCCAGGCGATAAAATTATCGTAGATCCTGACGTAAAGCCGATGCCGGGGGATTATGTTATTGCTCAAAACGACGGTGATGAAGCTACCTTTAAAAAATATAAACCTCGGGGTTTCGATGAAAATGGACGCGAGTATTTTGAATTAATTGCTCTTAACGAAAACTATCCTAACTTTGATTCCAGATTTCAAAAACTAAAAATCATTGCAACCGTAACCGATCATATTAGAAGTTTAAGACGATAAAACGTCATATTTCTATAAACCGCTCCCAGTGAGCGGTTTTTTATTGTCTATATAAAAATAAATTTATTTTCATATCAAATGTTTATAAAAAATTCATACTTTAAGTATAAATTTTTATTGACGTTTATTCATACCCAAGTATATATTTGCCCCATCAAGTTCATACTTAAGGTATAAATAAATGAGTTTAGAACAAGCACTCCAAGAAAACACCGCTGCGGTAAATCGCCTTGCGGAACTGTTAGCAGCACAGCAACAACCCGTTGTGCTTAAAGTTGAAACCGTTCCTGAAATTGCGAAAAAGGCAATTGCGAAAGCTGTTGAAAATACAGCTCCGGTAATTGAAGCAGCTGCAGAAACTGCGGTTGAAGTAGAACAAAGCAGCCAGGCGCGTGACGAACTGCAAGACGCAGAAAAAACTGAAGCCAAAGCTGCCCCTACTGCGGATGACGTCAAAGCAGCGTTAATGGCAGTTGCTAAAAAATCCCGCAATGACGTTCAAAAAATCCTCCAGCATTTTGGTGCTGCCAACCTTTCTGGCCTTAAAGCGGATGATTACGAACAGGTAATCAAAATGGCTGAAGAAGCACTGGAGACGACAGATGCCTAATAACAATTTAGATCGCGTTTGCGTTAAGCGTCTGAAAGCGGATGACTTTGCCCAAGACGATCTTGACTACGTGCCGACCAGCAAATTTGAAATCGTTTTAATGATCATCCTTGCTGTATTAACTGTCCTTCTTTTTGCTTGCTATGCATATAACGAACTTTTTGCATAAGGAAATGCCCGAATGTCACATGCAAAATTTAGCCCTTCTGCTGCACACCGCTGGATCGCTTGTCCAGGCAGCATGGTAATGGAAAAAGGTATCCCGAACACTTCATCGGCTCATGCGGATGAAGGAACCGCAGCGCACTTCCTGGCATCTGAATGTTTAGAACAAGGTCGCAATGCAACTGACTTTTTGAACTGCTTTATCGTGATCAAAAAAGGCAATGCGCTTTGGTCAACTAGCGATGAAGACAAACTTAGCTCAGGTTTCAACGTTGATCTTGAAATGGCTGAGTACGTTCAAAAGTACATTGATGCAGTTCGCTCACAAGCGGATGGCAATGAGCTTATGGTTGAACAGCGTGTTGAATTTTCCGAATTCATCGGTTCTGAAAATGCTTTCGGTACAGCAGATGCAATCATCATTTGTCAGTCTGAAATCCAGGTGCACGATCTTAAATACGGTCGTACAAAAGTTGATGCACAAGGCAATGAGCAATTAAGACTTTACGCATTAGGTGCGCTCTCTCAATTCGGCTTGTTCGGTGATTTTACCCAAGCGCGATTGGTCATTCACCAGCCACGAATTGGTCACGTATCGGAAGAAGTCGTTTCTGTTGAAGACTTATACGAATTCGCTCACCGCGCTAAAAACACCGTGCAAATGATTAAAGCAGTTGATGAAGGTAAAGCTTTATTCAATGAGCAAGATTTGCTTAATCCAGGTGAGAAGCAATGCCACTGGTGTAAAGCCAAGGCCACTTGTCCTGCACTAACCAAAGCGGTGATGACAACTATTGCTGGTGAATTTGACGACTTATCAACTTGCGATCTGGAAGTTGAATTAAAGCAAGCAATTGAAAGCGTACCAAGCCACGGAAACCAATTACTCGGCAAATTATACGCAGCTCTTCCTTTGATCGAAACCTGGTCGAAAGCTGTTGCGGTTGCTGTCACCGAAAAACTCCACAACGGTGAAAAGGTACTGGGTTTCAAACTGGTTCAAGGCCGTGCGGGCAACCGCTCTTGGTCAAATGCTGAAGAAGCGGAGCAAGTATTAAAAAGCATGCGCCTGAAAGTCGAAGACATGTACGACTTAAAACTCATTTCTCCGACCAATGCAGAAAAATTGCAAAAGGCCGGAACTATTGGCCCACGCCAATGGTCAAAAGTTGAATCCCTTATTGTGCGTCCAGAAGGCAAACCGACTGTAGCACCTGAATCTGATAAGCGCCCAGCGCTTGAAGTAAACCCCCTTAACGATTTTGAAAACTGTTAATTAACAAAGGAAATAAACCCATGAAAATCTCTCTTAAAAATGTCCGTCTTGCGTTCCCTAAATTGTTCAAAGCTGAATCTGTAAACGGTGGCGAACCGACATTCAGCGCAGCTTTTCTTTTTGCGCATGATCACGCTGCAGTGAAGGACATCAAAGCTGCAATTGAAAAAGTCGGTGAAGCTAAATGGGGTGCTAAATGGCCTCAAATCAAAAAGGGTCTCGAAACCCAAGACAAATTGGCTTTACACGATGGCGACACTAAAGCCGACCTTGCTGGGTATGAAGGCAACCTGTTTATCAATGCCAGTAACAAAACACGCCCTCTCATCATCGACCGCGACAAAACTCTACTGGATTCAGCGGATGGCAAACCGTACGGCGGTTGCTATGTGAACGCATCAATCGAACTTTGGGCTCAGGACAACAGCTTCGGTAAACGAATCAACGCATCACTTCGCGGTGTGCAGTTCCTTAAAGACGGCGACGCATTCACAGGTGGCGGTGCGGCTTCTGATGATGAATTCGACGACTTGGCCGCTGACGAACTCGAAGAAGATCCATTAATGGCATAAGCCAAAACGCCCTGGGCAACTGGGGCAAACCTTTCCAATAAATCAAAAGTGAGAAGTAAAAATGAGCGCAAAACCTACTGATGTATCTGACTTCATTGGCGAATTGAATGCAGGTGTTTTCGAAAAACAACTTGGTGCTGTTCTTTCTGATGTTGCTGCAGGCGTAGTTGCAAACGGCAAACCAGGTGAAGTGACCATCAAATTAAAGATCAAACAGATCTCTGACACAAGCCAAGTGAACATTTCACATTCATTGGATTACAAGTCACCAACTTCCAAAGGTCACCGCACCGAATTGGTTGAAGGCGCCACCCCAATGCACGTACTTCACGGCGGCGGCATTTCAATCATGCCGCAATCAGCAAAAGCACACGACTACATGGACTGATGTAGTCCCCTTTTACCACTTTCCAACTACAACTTAACTAAGAGTAAATTCAATGGAACAAGCAGCAGTACAACAAATCGCGGAACTTGCAATCACAGCACAAGGTAAATTGCCTCTTCATGTAGACCAAAGCGCTTCAATCGCAATTCTGCCTGAAGGCTTCAAGCTTCACAGCACTGAAAAGTTCAATGCTTTGCGTGATCGTTACCGCGGCTCATATCGCACAAGCTCAATTTCTTCATTTGCGGAATACATCGAATACCGTAACAACGGCGCAGACGACAACGTTCAAACATACATCAACACCGAACGCGGTTTAAGTGCCCAAACTTTCTTAAACCTTGGTGATGTTATCGACCCTGGTCATGGTGATGACACTGCAACTCTAACTTTGGAAAAGAAAGCTGAACTTGCACGTTTCGAAGGGCTAAACGGAAATCGCCTACGCCAGCAGCAATTGATTGACGTTATCGACGATTGGGCTGAATTCCTTGAAGCGTATGGCGAATCTGGTGAAGTCGATCTGGATAAAGCGATTCGCGCACTTCGCAAAGTAAAAATCACAAAAGGTTCGGAATTAGATAGCCAGGTTCGTGACTTTGGCCACTCAGTAAGCGCTCTGGAAAAACTCGAGGCTACTGGCGTAGATGAAAACCTTCCACATTACTTCATTTTAAACACGGAATGTTTCCACGGTTTAAACCCTCGTTCAGTGAAGCTTTCACTTCGTATTTCTGCAAATAACGATGATGCACCCGGCTTTGTTCTACGCATCGTTGGTGAAGAAGCATTAACCGAAGCACTGGCAGCGGAATTTAAAGACATTCTGACCGAGCGTTTAGAAGGCCAAGGCCAAATTTTCCAGGGTGCTTTCAGCGCTTAAACCAATCAACAGCATCCGCTTCGGCGGTTGCTTTGGGAAATAAACATATTGCTGATCCTCTGTGTTTATTTCACCAAAGCAAAAAGGAAATACATATATGAAACTAAAGCTCGTACTGTTTATCGATGGTCAACAAACGTATGACTCTTACGATTACCCCCTAGATCCAAAAACTGAAATCGAAAACCCTATCAACGTGTATTACAGGGAGCACGGTATCTATTTGTGTGACAATCCTGAAAAAGAAATTGATCTATACAACCTTGAACATGAATACAAGATCATGATGGTTGAGGATTAAAGATAATGCAACTCGAACTATTCCTCGACCTCGAAACCTACTGTGAAACGCCAATTAAAAACGGTACGCACGCCTACAGCGAAAACGCTGAAGTGATGATTTTCGCCTGGGCTTTAAACGATGGCGAAGTGCACGTTGAAGATTTAACAGCAGCACCGATGAGCAAAGAGCTAGTTGCCCTTTTGCACAACCCATCTGTAAAGCTCATTGCTCACAATTCTGGCTTCGACCGTACTGTTTTACGCTATGCAATGCCCCAGTACGATCTGAAAATCGAACGTTGGGAAGACACGATGGTTCAAGCATTAAGCCATTCACTACCTGGTGCATTAGGCTCACTTTGTGAAATCTTCAACATTGACCAGGACAAAGCAAAAGACAAAGCCGGTAAGCAATTAATTCAGCTGTTCTGCAAACCGCAACCTGCAAACCGCAAAGAGCGTCGTGCTACCCGGGAAACACATCCTGAAAAATGGGCTGAGTTTTTGGCATATGCAAAAAACGATATTTTGGCTATGCGTGAATTGCGTAAAAAGATGCCGAAATGGAATTACCGCAATTCGGAATTAGCACTCTGGCATCTGGACCAGAAGATTAACGACCGAGGCGTGTGCATCGATCTTGACCTCGTTCACTGTGCGATTGAAGCGGTAGACAGAGCGCAAAAAGGTTTAGCAAAACAAACGAAGGAAATGACCAATGGCGAAGTCGAAGCTGCCACTCAACGAGATGCAATGCTCAAGCACATCCTTAACGCTCACGGAGTTTCTTTGCCTGACATGCAGAAATCCACCCTCGAGCGACGCCTTAATGATGATTCGCTCCCTATTGCAGTCCGAGAACTTCTTGCAATCCGGTTGCAAGCATCGACTACGAGTACGGCCAAATACAAAGCGCTTGCTCTTGGTACAAACACCGATGGGCGACTCCGCGGAACTTTACAGTTCAATGGCGCGAGCCGCACGGGACGCTGGGCAGGACGTCTATTTCAACCGCAGAATCTACCTAGACCGGCTTTAAAACAGTCTGTAATTGATGAAGGCATTGAAACTTTAAAGATCGGCTGCGCCGACCTGTTCTATGAAAACGTCATGGAACTGACTTCATCTGCTATCCGTGGATGCATCCAGGCCCCTGAAGGCAAAAAGCTTTGCATCACAGACTTATCAAATATTGAAGGTCGCGGTTTGGCTTGGCTTGCCGGTGAAGAATGGAAAAACCAAGCCTTCCGTGATTTTGACAATGGCACCGGGCATGACCTTTATAAATTGGCATATGCAAAATCTTTTGGCGTATCCCCGGAAAACGTAGACAAAGAACAACGCCAGGTCGGTAAGGTCCAAGAACTTGCATTAGGTTATGAAGGCGGCGTTGGTGCATTCCTGACTTTCGCATCCGCATATGGTTTAGACCTCGATGCAATGGCAAACCAAGCGATTGACAATATCGACCAAGGCATCATGAACGAAGCAATTCGCGCATGGGAATGGCATAAAAAAGAACGTCGCAATACTTTCGGATTGAAACGCGAAACCTGGCTTGTATGCGATTCGTTTAAACGCTCATGGCGTTATGCACACCCGAACATCTCCGCATGGTGGTCAGAATTAAAGAACACAGCAATTTTAGCTTTGACCAATCCAGGTAAGGCATATCCATGCCGCAAAGTGTTCATGATGAAAAAAGGCTCTTGGCTTTTAATCAAACTGCCGAGCGGTCGCTTCCTTTGTTACCCAGGTGCACGTGCGGAAGACGATGGCCGTATCTCATACATGGGAAATAACCAGTACACCCGCAAATGGGAAAGACTTTATACCTACGGCGGGAAATTAGCCGAGAACATCACACAGGCATTTTCACGTGACGTACTGGCTTACAACATGCCGGAAATTGAATCTGAAGGTTATGAAATCGTTTTGTCTGTTCACGATGAAGTAATTACCGAAGCACCAGATTCACCCGAATTTAATCACGAACACTTATCAAAACTGCTTGCGACCAATCCCGAATGGGCCAGCGATTTGCCATTGGCGGCAGCCGGTTTTGAATCTTACAGATATAAAAAGGACTAATGAAATGAAGCACATTATTTGCTACTCCGGGGGACACAGCAGCGCACTGGTGGCGATTGAGGTAACACGTCGTTTCGGGAAGGAAAATGTAATCCTCGTAAATCACGACATTAATACAAATGTCGAGCTGCCGGACGTAAAACGTTTTAAGAAGAGCATCGCTCAGTATCTAGGATTGCCGATTACTTATGTGAATATCCAAGGTCTCGAAGCAAGTGAACTGCCGGATCAATTCGAAGTAGTCAAAAAAGCAAAGGCGTTTAAGGTCGGCAACGGCACGGAGCTGTGCACAAGCCGCCTTAAAACAGAACCTTTCGTGAATTACTTGAATCAGAATTTTCCAAATAAAAATTGCGTTATCTATTACGGATTTGATGCGGAGGAAAAAGACAGGATTCAGCGCCGATCAAGCATTTTGGCATCTATGGGGTATAGATCCGAATTCCCTTTAGCTTTTTGGAAAGAACGGACAATTTTCCAAACTATCGAGGTCGGCATCAACCCCCCAGCTCAGTACGACCAATTCAAGCATGCAAACTGCATTGGTTGTCTAAAAGCGGGCCGTCAACACTGGTACATCGTTTACTGCCAAAGACCAGACATCTTTGCCAAGGCCAAGGATGCAGAGGATTACATCGGGTATTCCATCGATCCTGATTTCTACTTGGACGAGATGGAAGAAAGTTTCGAGAAGATGAAACAGGTAGACATCCCCCAGACTGAACACATTAAACACCAGACATTCTGGGCCAAGGTAAGAAAAGCAGGAATCAACCTGCCGGAAGATGCCAGAGCCAAAAGACCTTGTGAGTGCGTTTTTTAACCATGCGCGAATCCCAAATTGAAAAAACCCTGGTGCAGCAAGTTAAAGCACGGGGCGGTGAAGTTAGAAAAGTGAAATGGATCGGTCGAAACAGTGCCCCAGACCGGTTGGTGATGATCAAGGGCAATTCGTTTTGGGCAGAGCTTAAAGCACCGGGTGAAAAGCCTACCCCTGCCCAAGCACGTGAGCATGAGCGCATGCGAAACATGGGTCAACGGATTGAAGTAATAGATTCAATTGAACAAATACAGGAATTATTGAAATGAAAAACAAAATTACCGATGTGCATAACATCTTGATGGCACAGCTTGAAGCACTTAGCGATTTAACTGACGCTGATGGTAAAGAACTGCCAGCAGCTCAAATCGAACAACGTTTTAAGCAAGCAAAAATGGTAAACGATACGGCAGCTCAGATCGTAGCGGTGAACCAGCTGGTAATTGATGCACAAAAGATATTACCACCTGAAAGCAGTACAGTACCCGCGCTAATCGGAGGCTAAATCATGGGCCGTTCTTTTGCATACTCAGATGAAGAACTTCGGTTTCTAAAAGCAAATTGCAAAATGCTACGTAATGAATTGCATGCTCAATTTCAAGAAAAGTTCAACCGCGAAGTGACATTGGCCGCGTTGAATTCAGTGTGCAAAAGAAACGGATGGCATTCAGGGCGTAAATCAAAAGGCGGCTCGCATTACGCACCTGAAGTCATCCAGTTCATTAGTGATAACCGCGCAATGCCACGTGAAGAATTGAAAGATATGGTAAATGCAAAATTTAATCTCGATATGACCTACAAAGGCCTTACTAGCCTTTGTCGTCGCCAAAGATTTACTACTGGTCGTAAAGGTCATTTCGGTGAGCATGACGGATGGCGTCAAAGCGTTCAATTCAAAACGCAGCCGATCGGGTATGAAACAAGGCCCGACAAACGTGGCCGTGTTTACGTCAAAGTTGCAATGCCAAGTGAATACCGCTTAAAGCACCACGTGATCTGGGAACAGCATTTCGGACTTATCCCTGAAAACCACGTGATTGTCTTTAAGGATGGTGATGACACCAATTTTCACCCGAACAATTTAATCGCGGTTCACCGCGGCGCAATTGGCACATTGAACCGCAGATACAAGCCTCAACAAGCGGATAAAGAAATCAAGCCATTGCTTTTAACCATGGCGCAAATTGACCACAAGATTTACCAGAAGGAAAACGCAAATGCCTAAAGGAATCCGCTTGGTTTATACCGATGAAATGGTTGCATTTCTGCATGAACATAAAACCATGCTTCGTGAAGAAATGGCCTCTCTTTTCAATGAGAAGTTTGGGACAAATATCTCAACGGATAGCGTAAAAGCAAAATGCTTACGCATGGGATTAAAGACAGGTCGAACAGGACGAATTGAAAAAGGCAATAAACCTTGGAATACCGGCACAAAAGGCTTAATGAAAGCCAATGTGACTACCTTCAAGAAAGGAAACAAACCTTGCAATGTAAAACCCGTCGGCTATGAGCGAATCACTAAAGACGGCTACATCGAAGTGAAAATTTCCGAACCGAATGTCTTTGAAATGAAGCACCGCCACATATGGCAACTTGCACATGGCCCAATTCCAAAAGGTCATGTAATCGTTTTCAAGAATACGAACAAACAAGATTGCCGGATTGAGAATCTGGAAATTATCACTCGCGGTGAACTTGCCCGATTAAACCAGTCTTATAAACACCTGGTTACACCAGAAACAAACGAAGCGTGTGTAACTATGGCAAAAATCAAGCACCGCGTACACCAATTTGAAAAAGGAAATATTTAATGGATATTGAAAAGTTAAAAAATCGCTGTGGTTATTCTGGTAAATCTCAGCAATGGCAATATGGATTTGATTTGGCTATTCGTGAAATGCAAGCCGCCAATGCCCAAGCGGTGCCGGAAGGGTTTGTTTTGGTTAAAGACAAACCTGTTGCCTACATGGTTCAGAATAAATTCTGGAATGGTGAATTTGAAGTAAAGCTATTAAGTGAAATGCCTGAGCCGGAATTTGATGGTGATTCTTATGATATTGAGATTCCACTCTATGCAATCGAAGCCCAGGAGCAAGCCAATGACTAAATGTGATAGTTGCGGAAATGAAAATTTTTTATTGCTGACTCGTCAAAATCCGAAAGGTCAGAAAGGTATTTTTCACTGTGAGCAATGCACCGGTGCGCTGGTTGATAATGTCGGTGAGGCACTTGTTGAAGATATTTGCGGTGGTGAAGCACAGGAGCAATCCAATGACAGCTAAACCCTTCAATGCCCGCCCTTACCAACACGCGATTATCGAGCATATTCTCGATAATCCGCGCTGCGGTGTCTTTGCTGGCATGGGTATGGGCAAGACTTCCTCTACCCTAACTGCTTTAGAAATTCTGGAAATGTTAGAACCGGGTCCGGCTCTTGTTGTTGCCCCCTTGCGGGTAGCAGCGAGCACTTGGCCGGATGAAGCAAAGAAATGGCAGCATCTGGAAAATTTAAAAGTGGTTGCGATTATCGGTACGCCTAAAGAACGCGAAGCAGCACTTCGCCAGAAAGCGCATGTTTATACGATCAACTATGAAAATTTACCATGGTTGGTTGAACACCTGGGTAGCAAGTGGCCTTTCACCAAAGTGGTCGCTGATGAAAGCACAAAGCTAAAAGGGTTCCGTGTAAGCCAGGGTTCAAAACGTGCGAAGGCTTTGGGCAAAGTTGCTCATAAATATGTGAAACGATTTATCGCTTTGACCGGAACGCCTGCCCCCAATGGCTTAAAGGACTTATGGGGTCAGACTTGGTTTTTAGATCGTGGCAACCGTCTTGGTACCAGTTTCAATGCTTTTACCTCCCGCTGGTTCCAGTCTATTCAGGTCGGTGCAGATCGCCATGCTGTTCAGCTTGTACCGTTCAAACATTCACAGGCTGAGATTCACAGCAAGCTGACTGATATTTGCATATCGCTTGAAGCTAAAGACCATTTCGATATTGACGAACCAATTGTGAACGTCATTGAGGTTGAGCTGACTGGTAAAGCCCGAAAGGTCTATGACGAAATGGAAAACGAAATGTTCATTGAGCTTTCAGACACCATTGAAGTCGAAGCTTTTAACGCCGCATCCAAAACTATGAAGTGTTTGCAAATTGCCAGTGGCTCACTGTACACCGATGAAAATGGATCATGGGAACCTATTCATGATTTAAAAATTCAGGCTTTGGAATCAATCATTGAAGAAGCCGCAGGCATGCCAGTACTCGTTTCATACCACTGGAAAAGTGACCTTGAACGATTGCTTAGGGCATTCCCCCAAGGCAGACACCTGGATAAAAATCCAAAAACAATCAGCGACTGGAATAAAGGGAAAATCCCCGTGATGTTTGCCCATCCGCAAAGTGCGGGCCACGGACTGAATTTACAGGATGGCGGCAATATCCTGGTGTTCTTTTCCCATTGGTGGAACCTCGAAGAATACCAACAAATTATTGAACGTATTGGGCCAACACGCCAGGCGCAGGCCGGACATGATAGACCGGTATTCATTCACCACATTGTTGCCAAAGGTACTATGGATTTAGTGGTAATGGAGCGCAGAGAGTCAAAACGAGAAGTGCAGGATTTATTAATGGAGGCTATGAAAAAGAAATGTGCATAGTAGTTAAAGAAGATAGCGGGCTGGATGAAGAAACAATTTTAAGTTTGGGAGAGGTGTCGTGAGCGAAGTTAAAATTATTACAATTACCGAACCGGAATTGGAATCCCTAATTGATCGAGTATGCCGTAAAGCTGTTTTAGAGGCTTTCGCGCAGCGGGATGATGAACTGCTCAACATTGAGCAGCTTTGCCAGAAGATACCTGGATTGACTCGCCACCTTTTTAAAAAACTGGTTCAACAAGCCAATCTTAAGAATGTCCGCGGAAAATACTCGCTCAACGAAGTTAAAGGCGCTCTGCAATCTCACTAGCGGTGGGATTGTAGTAAACCATTGCCCTTTTAGGGTTGCTCCAACCAAACATTTTACACAGATCAAGTACCGGAATTTTTAAAGCAATTCGTGTTGCCGCTGTATGCCGGGCATCATGGAATGTAAAGCCATCAAGTCCGGCATCAATCCGAGCTTTCATAAAAGCGGTGCTCACTTCTTGCGGCTTCATGTCAAAAACGGACCCAGATTTCTTCTCCCCTATATTCTGTAGAATAGCCACCGCAGATTTGCTTAAAGGCACTTCACGCGGCCTTCCGTTTTTGGTAGTGACCAGTTTAAGAAATCGTTTTTTAATAAATACATTGTCCCAAGTCAACCCACATATTTCAGCTTGGCGCATGCCCGTCTCAAGAGCGAATAAAAATAGCGAACACATTTTTTCATCAAGCGCAGCGCACATAGCTTGGATCTCGTGATCTGAAATAATCCGCTCTCTATGGTCAGAATCCTTTGGCATCTTAACGCCTGCCATAGGACTTTCTTGCAACCAAAGCTTAACTTCTATGCACCAGGTGAAAAACGCACCGAGCACAATCATTTCCCTACGAACAGTCGCACCTTTTACATTCTCTAACCGGCTTTCACGCCAATTGACTAACATTTCTTTATTGACTTTGACCAGAGGCAAATCACAATCCATATGCTTGAGGATGAAATTGATTTTATCGATTTCTTGTGTACAACCTTTCTTTTTAACAGTAACGGTGTCTCGATATTGCTCTAATGCTTTTTCAAAGCTGATATGGTCAAAGACCTGTGCTTTTTCATTTCTGAGTGTTACCTCAGTTTCTTGAGCCCAGGCTTTTGCATCACGCATGGTATCGAAAGTTTTACTTTTAGGCGGGTTTGGTTTGATTCTGACAGTGGCTGTCACCCTGCCATTACGTTTCTGAAAAGTTGCCATGTGGGCTTAAATCCTGTTGCACTCTTGTTGCACTACATTTTAAAAACCTTTTAAATCTAATTGCAATTTTTTAAAAAAATTAACATAAGTATATAAA